GGAACTATCTGCTACAAGAGTTTCCCCATTGTTGCCCACGGCTACTCTAGCCTGGGTAGTGGAGTAACCGAATAAATCACCCTTTGCTGTTAACGGCGAATTAGCCGTTGTTGGAACTCTACCTGTAGCCATTAGTTCTTACCTACTTTCATACCTTTTGGAAGTGGCTTTGAGTATTCCCACTTTGTTATATAAACAGTTTCATCGCCATCATCCTTTAGCAAGATTGACCCACTGATTGGATTAAAATTCGCGGTTGTTAATTCTGGATAAGTTGCAAGTATTGCTTCATAAATAGTCATTTATGCCCCTAAGTAAGTAATCTGCATATTTGTGTAATAGTAAGCCGTACCAGTAGTTGTCAATGTTGAACCTGAATCTTGATACAAAGCCATTTCAACATACATTCCAGCGGTTAGTTGATACACTGCCGATAGTGAAATATAAGAACCGTGAGACGCTGAATTGACGGCTGACGAAGCAAAATTGACCAAAGTGCCATCAACAAGATGATAAACAACTCTTTGACCTGACGCGTTTGATGAAAAATCACCTTTAGCCGTTACTAAGTATTTGCCACTCATTCCAGTTGGAATTGTTAATCGTGAATTATTTGTAACATTGTCGTGAAATCCGTCCGTGTCAAAAACTTCTGTATCAAAAGTAATTGTTGTTTGGCTGGCACTTGTAAGATTTTGATTGGCAGATTTCCATACTGAAGCACCTTGAAATCCAACATACTTTAAACCAGTTGCTTCACTTGAAGCAGCAACTAATTTTGTGTTATTTGCGCCAACCGCTAGGCGGGCAGGGGTATCGTTGGCAGTAGCCGTCAGTAAATCGCCTTTAGCGTCAAAGATGGTCGGCTGGATACCACCTTCAATTACAGGTATGCGTCCAACTGTCATTTATGATAACTCGCTTCCGAAAGCATTGAATGAGAATGTTGCTGCTGAGGCATAGACTGTGACCACATCTGTGGTAGCAAGGGTAATGCCAAGGGTTAGCGTGTCAGTGGCATTGCCTGGGAGGGACACATCGTAGGCTACATAGTGCTGTGCTGCCAGGGTTGCTCCTGCTGGGCGTACCGCTACGCGGTAGGTACCTGCAGTTGCTGTCTGGTTAGCAATGGTGATTGTAGATACAATCGCCTGTGTTGCCGATGGCACCGTGTATAGTGTTGTTGCCGTGGTAGCAGACGGGTTAGACTGCCCTAGCACCTTGTATGTTGTTGGCATTATTATTTCTCCTTAGTTACATTCCACCGAGCATAAACACGGTTGGTGTGGGGTCAGTTGTTATTGCAGCCCAACTTGCAGTTGTGCCGTCAGTTGTTAAGTATTCTCCAGCGTTACCAGTCTGGCTAGGTAGAGCATCAATTGCTGCCCAAGCAAGACCTGTTGCTGTTGCTGAGTTTACAGTAAGTGCATAACCATTAGTTGCTGCAACTGTTAGTTGGTCAAATGAACCTGCGCCAGTTCCTGCTAGTAAATCTCCCTTGGCATCAAATGATGCGGCGACTGCGGCTGCAGCGGTTGCTGCGCTAGCAGCAGCGCTTGTCGCTGATGTTGCAGCAGAAGTCGCAGATGTGGCTGCACTTGATGCACTTGTTGCAGCAGCACTTGCAGATGATGCAGATGCTGTAGCAGAGGTAGCAGATGCGCTAGCACTTGAGGCTGAGGCAGTTGCACTGTTAGCAGAAGCCGTTGCAGATGCAGCAGCGCTTGTAGCGCTAGTTGCTGCAGCGGTAGCAGAGTTAGCAGATGATGTTGCATAACCTGCAATTGTTGCTACTGAGTTAGCAGCAGTTGTTGCACTTGCTGCTGCACTAGTTGCACTAGTTGCCGCTGCTGTGGCAGAGGCTGCTGCTGAGGTAGCACTTGTGGCTGCTGCTGTGGCTGAAGTTGCTGATGCTGTTGCAGATGTAGCAGATGCTGTTGCACTGTTAGATGCACTCGTTGCAGAAGTAGCAGCAGATGTAGCACTAGTAGCAGCACTTGCTGCTGAGGTAGATGCTGCAGTTGCTGAACCTAAAATGCTATCTACATAATCCTTAGGGGTAGCAGATGATGCTGACATACCCGCAGAAGATAAACCAGTAATAACTGGTGAGCCTGAGATGGTTGGGCTAGTTAAAGTTTTGTTAGTAAGGGTCTGTGTTGCTGTATCAAGAACTACTGTGCCTGTAGTATTAGGCAGGGTAATTATATTATCTTGTGTAGGGTCAACTACTGTAAGGGTAGTCTCGTGAGCATCAGCAGTAGCACCTTCAAAGACAATACTTGCATCTACACCAGCACCTGTGATGCTAGGGTTGGTAATGGTAGGGGCAGTAAGGGTCTTATTGGTTAGGGTCTGGGTATCTGTAGTACCCACCACAGCCCCTGTAGCCCCGTGTACGCCTGTTGTGGACTCAATGTGAACATTAGCCTCACGGTAGTCACGACCAATAGCCATGTGACGTGTGACTGCACCAGCCGAGTGGGCTTGGGCAGAGGAGCCATCTATAGCACGAGTAATGGTAAAGGTATTAGTAGATACCGCCGTGGCATCTACAATTTCTTCGAGCGCTGTATCTGGGTCAATGACCAGGGTAAAGGTTGTACCGCCTGAGATGGTTGCACCACCCAGAAGCGCAGGCCCAGACTGAACAACAATCGTTGTTGCACCAGCAGTAACCGCGCTAGTCAGCGTAGATTGCTGAGAGCGTGAGGAGTAATTTCTAGTTGTCATTTATATTCCTATCGGCTGTAGTGAACTCGTGTTGGGTACTGAGTTAATTGCTTTTGCTTTTCTTCATTAAGACGCTGTTGATATAGTCCAAAGATTTGACGCACTGCTGTATTAGATGCACCAAACGGACGCTTAGAATCAATCTCATCAGCCTGTGGGCTGTACTGAGCAGCACGGGCTGGGTCAAGATAAGACAACAGTCTGTAGGCTGCGCCTAAAATAACTACATCTTTAACTGTATTTGATAATCCAGTCTGTGTAGAAAAATCTTGTGTGTTAGTTGTAAAAGGCATTGGGTGTGTAGCATACATAGCCTTAACAGTTCTACCAGGAATAATAACATCCTGAATAGTTACAGTTTGGGAACCGCCACCCCATGTGGCTACATCTGCAAACGGGTCAAATGACCAACGCTTAATTCTAATCCATTCTTTTGTTGGCCCAATATCCTGCCATGACATAGTAAGAATGTTCTCTATGTATAAATCTTGAAACTCATAAGTAGTTACCGCTGCATTATAAACAAATGATGTTTGCTTAACTGCATAGATGGCAGAGCCAACTGCTTCAATAGTATCGTTAATAGCCTTCTTAATAACATAGCGCGGGAAAATAGGTGAGATAGTTACCTTTGCATCCGCGGCATGAGTAGCAGCATCTGTTCCCAGATAGCCTCGTCCGTAAGGGGCGACTGTTGCTGTATTACCAACACGGTCAAATGAATCAACCCACATTAATTCTTCATCAACCTCAAGTACACCTTTACCCACATTGCTGGTGTCTCCAAGAGACAAGATTGTAGGTGAAGTACTTGGTGAGGTTAAACCAGTTACCGCAGTTCTAAGATAGGTAGAGCGGTCTTGCTGGTATGTGTAACCTGATAGATTGATAAGCACTTCATCAATCATCTGTGTCAATGTTGTTGTCACAGGTCTATGCTCCTTAATGCAACAATGGCTGATAGTCCAGTAGTTCCTGCTAATTCATTACAAATAGCGTTAAGCATCTTGTATTCATCAGGTTGACGATTTGCATCAGCCTTAATATTTAGAGCAGCAATAATACCTAAGCCATTAGTCTCAGCATAGTTGTTTGCTGCACCTTGTTCGGACTGATATGCATCTGGTGTTGGGTACGTCCCACTATTTGCAAGACGATTTAACTCGTCGGCAAGTGTGCTACCTGCTACTCCTGTTGCCATTATCTAAACCTCGCTGCTTTCTTTGCTATTGACTTTGGTTGCTTTACAAACTGCTTGCCTTTTCTATTGCCAGCGGCCTTTGCTTTATTAGTTGCTGCTTTTTCAGCAGGACTTAATGCAGCCCATGCTGCTGCTGGTAAATATCTTTTCTTACCTTTAGATGGTTTGCCATCAGAAGTTTTCCACTTTTGTGCAGTCCACTTCTTAAGTGACTTTTGAGATTTAGCAAGGGCCATTACTTGTACCCTCCGCCTGCCTTCTTGTATTCAGTAGCAAGCAACTGTGCTTTACGAGCAGACCATTCACCAGGGTCTCCACCTCTAGAGCCAGCCTTAATCTTCTTAAACAATGCAGCACGCATAGCGGGCTTAGTGTAGTTACCAGCAGCATTAACTGTAGATTTCTTTTTCACTTCTTAGCCTTGTTTCTCTTAGAGATAGCAGCAGCCTTAGCCTTTGCATCTGACTTTGAAGAAGCACCCCATGCTTGCAGTGATAGAAGTAGACGAGTAGGCGAGCCATCAGGCTTGCGCTCTGGACCTGGCATCCCACCCATCCGTGCTAGGAAGGATGCCCTGCGTGGATTGTCTCCAGATTTAACAGGAGCCTTAAGAGTGCCACCCTTATAGGATGCACGACCTTTTGCGTTAAGTCCTCCCTTAGGATTCTTGCCTTCTTTACGCGTCCATGCTGGAGACTTAGCCATTGTTTACTCTGTTCCTCTTCCGCCTTGCCAACCAGGAATCTTTGTAATATCACCCTTATACTTAATGAGTAATTCTTCAAAGGCTGTAAGTTTGCGTGGCTTAATACGTGTCTGAATATCTCTAACTTCTGCTGGTGTTTTACTTTTAGATTTATTTGGTTGCTTAGGCATTTTTGGCATTTATTACTTCTTGCCCATCTTCTTCATAGCCATCTTCTTTGCTGTCTTCTTAACAGCCTTCTTCATTGGCTTGCCCATCTTTGAAGCCTTCTTCTTTGCAGCCATTTTGCCTGCTGCTGTGTATGGAAACTTCTCTCCGTCTACCATTGGCATTATATTTGTCCTATCTCTTTCATTACTGCTACGGTTGATTTGTTTACTTTGTTTGCATCAGGCATTGTGTTCGAGTTATATGGTCTGCCCAATACTTCGGAAGCCTTTTCGGCTTCACGAATCCTTTGCATTGATGTACCGCCAGGTTGTATACCTTGTGCTCTAGCCTCATTGTAAGCATTTAGTTCTTGGTTAAACGCTCTCTGTGGTCTTTGACGACGAGAGTCAGCATCACCTGTACCTAGTTCAAGGGTCATAACTTTGCACCCAAAACATCCCTCTACATATTCAGGATGTGTTTGTATTTGATGTAGACTCATAGTTCAGTAAAGTTTGCTTCCGTCACTCCTACACCACCAGCAATAAGCGCTGCTTTAGTAGTGTCATCTACTGTGTGGGCATAGCCACCACGATAGACAACTGGGTACTCAGGTAAATCAGAATCAAGTGGATAACGAATCTGTTGGTACTGTCCATTAGTATTTAATACAATAGAAATACCACGGTCTAACTTATAGAACTCAAACAGTCTATGCATGCCTGCAGGACCTTCTTCAACTGTTGGTGTTTTAAATGACCAGTTAGACATTCATCCTCCTTTAGTGGACTCACCATAAGGCTGGGTTGCCCCAACCCTACAGTCAATTAACTACTAGAGAGCAGCGATTGATGAACCTGATGTGATTCGGTATAGAGCCTCATCGCGGTAAACTGCAAAGCCAAGTACGCCGTACCAACCCATTGGGCGGAAACGCATCAACTTATCAGTTACGTTACCAATAACGACATGTGGCTCTTCAGCAACGGCTTCTGCCATTGCCTGTGAACCTGCAACGATTGTGTCAAAGACACGTGTTACAGGTGTAACTGTGATTGTTGTTGATACTGTGACTGCAGCAGAGTTAGCAACGTCAACAGTAAATGTTGTTGTTGAACCTGATGTTGTGATTGCAGTAATCTTCGCAGATGTTCCTACGCCTGTTCCTGAAATCTTATCGCCAACTTCAGCGCGAGCAGCGATAACAGATGATGAAGCAACGCCGAATGTGAATGCGGCTGAAACTCCTGCAACTGTTACTGCTGTTGTTGCCAATGCTGACTGGTCTGCACCTGACTTGGCATTGAACAAACGTGATGACTCTACGAAGAACGCGCCTTCGTACTCACCGATTTCTCCAGCCCAAATCTTGCTTGCTTCTGAAGCAGACTGTGACTGTGGGTAGCGCCATCCTAGGTCGCCTGTCTCAGCACGAAGGTCGTGTGAAACTTCTGGGTGAATACCTACCCAGTATGCTGCTCCACGGCGGCCCTTGGCCTTGTTAGAACGCAACTTAGCAACAGCCTTGCGAATGTCTGCTGAATCTAGTGTAGATGATGCAGCGATTGTTGCAGTTGATGTTGCTGTACCTGAGAAGATGTTATTTGTACCTGAGCGTAGAGTTGTCATTGCAACCTTGTCAATTGAATCTGCAAGGTTGTATGCAATGATGTTAGCAATTGCTGGGTCTACATCTGCAAGTGAGAAGAGTTCCAATGCGCGAGTTACTAGAACTGCGTTACCGTACTCATTAAGTGTTACTGTGACAGAGGTTGGTGTTGTCAGTGCTACTGCATCTGGGTCAACTGTCTCTGTTAGTGTTCCTGTTACTGCATCAAGGTCAACGTACTTCTGTAGAACTACTGTTGAACCTGGAATTGATTGACGTGCGGGGCGCTTATCTGCGACAGAACGAATTAGGGGTTCTGAACGGAGAGCGAACTCGAGAAGGCGGTCATACGCCTTTTGTACGAGACCAGCGCCGCCTACTGTACCGCCGAACGAACCGCTCGAGGTATCTGTATATGCGTTTGCCATGTTTTTTAGTCTCCTTGACTATGAACGGATATTATTGTTGTGATTGAAGAAAAGCAATAAAATCTTCAGCGCTCTCAAAATTGCCATTTAGACGAGCGTTCATATCATTTGCTTTATCTGGCGAAATACCCTGCTGCGTCACAATATCTTGCTGGCGTAATGCTGCAAGATTAGTATCGTCATTATTAGACTTAGGCTGATACCCAATTAAATCTCCGTTGTCAGATAGCCAATTATTAATTGACTCTTCATTAACTTCGGATATATCCTTTAGGATTAGCCGTGCTGCTTTGGTATTTACGCCCTTCTTTTCTAGGACTTCCTTAAGTGTCGCCTCACGCTGCGCCTTGGAGAATGTCTCAAGTTGCTCAGTAAGTTCCTTAATACGTTTTTCATCTGCACGCTTGGCTTTGCGTAACTTTTTAAGTAAGTCACTACCATCCAATGGTGCTTCCGTTTCTGTATCCAGGTCGTCATCTTCTTCATCCCAGTAGTTGTTGCTCATAGCAACCCACCCTTCTATTCGTTGTTAGTTCGCAGGCCACAGTTCAGTTCGGGGAAACTGGCTGGCTCCTACTATCGGTCTAATACGCTGCATGGGGCCGATAGGTCCATGTCAGGAATTTAAAATGCGCCGCGATTTTGCGACGCTAGGCTCTTGCTATCTGCTATACCAGAAGAACCTTTAAAGCGAGAAGCCTCTTCTTCAATTAATCTTTCTTGCTGTGTTAATGCTTTACCGCTTTTACGCAGTACTACATCTTCAGCAAAACCTTGCGTATAAGCAGGACCACCTTGAGAAGATATCTCACTAAGGAAAGAACCGCGTGGCAAAGCCTGTGCAATGTAGCGGTATCCAGCCTGTGCTTCAGTTTTGTCAACACCAAATTCAGCAAGTGATAGCGCTGATGTAAGAGATGTTGTTAAGCCTTGTGCTACAGCAGAGCCACCAATTTCAGCAGCAGTTACCTTCTGCTGTAACTTAGGTAGATTTTCTGTAGGAT